CTTCTTGCCAGACTCCTCTTCTTCCTCTTCCTCTTCGTCTTCCTCTTCGTGCTTCTTAGCGTCTTTCATGTGCTTCTTCTTCTTAGAAGGGCGTGAAGACTCTTCTTCCTCTTCCTCTTCTTCTTCCTCTTCTTCCTCTCCGTAGCCTTTCTTCTTGGCCTCTTCAAGGGCGGACTCTACTAGGTCCTTCATCTGAAAGCTTGTGATTCTATTAGTCATTTAGGGGTCTCCCTCTTGGAATTTAGAATTATTTATACAGTTTTATTTCTTTAGCAGTAAATAGCTTACGTAGTCTTCAAATATTGACAGCTTTTTATCTTCTAGCTGTGAGGAAGACATCTTGTGTACGGAAGCCTTGATATTTCCTAGTTTTTCTTCAAGCCAAGTATCACGGACTGAATCGTATACCCACTCAACGTTCTCCATTATACCCTTAACAAAGGCGTCTGGAGCAGACGGATCGGCGACGATGTCGGCTGCTGTAGCGAGATGAAAGTCTTCTTGAACTTCCATGATGCCTTCTTTATTAGGCTTTAGCGAGCCGAGGCCGCGAGTAGAGGCACCAAGATTAGCACCCGACTCTAGAAGACCCCTGACTATGTTACCCATAGGAGTCTCAGTAATAAGAGCTTTACCGATGAAGTTAGGGCCGTCCTGCTTGAGCTCAGTGATGATGTGTGATACTCTATCGAGGTTGATCTGTGGTCCAGCAGGATGCCCAAGCTCACCGTAGGCGCGCTTGTTAGCAACGACCTCAGCGAGATAGCGCTTGACTTCTTTCTGAACTATAGGAAGTGGATACAGACGACCGTTTCTGTTCTTCTTGTCGGCCTGAATGAAGATGCCGTGGATGTAGTGCTTCTTCTTACCATCCTCAGTAGCCTCTGAGAGGTATTGCACTTCTTCTGCTAGTTCAGTGATGAGCTTCATTTCCTACCTCAGTATGTGAAAGCTATCGGGGCCGCTTTCATATTAGCTCCGATTACAGTGTCTGTTGAACTCTTTTGAATATAAGCGATCTCAGTGTTGGTGATAGTAGCGTTGGCATATACTACACCATTAGAGTACGCTACGTTCATGCTCGCTGCAGCACCGGTATTAATGACCCTTATAGCAGTGGCATTACCTACGGTGTTGGCAGTAGTTATTGCGATCTCTGCGCCGAGTAATTTTACTACACTTGCCATTATACGTTCCTTCCAGTATTGACGTCTACGGACATGTTAGGAAACATCATCGGTGTATCCATCTGCTCTTTATCGAGCTTCTTGCCCTTCTTAGACTTCTTGTCATCTTTATCTTCGTCATCGTGCTCGCCGAACACCATGTAGTCGTGCACAGTATTGATGTAGTCCTTAGCGATAGTGATCTTCGACTGCACCCATGGCTCGAGCATCATTGAGTCGGGAATTTGCATCATGAGATGTAGCGCCTTGTTAGCGAGCGCCTTGAGCTGCGACTTAGCCATCTCAGCCGACTCGTCGTCCTCGCCGATCATGGGGAAGGCTAGACTCTCTTCTACTTCAGTCTCTTCTCTGTGATAGCTGGCAGCGATAGCCATCTGTCTGCGCTTCTCTTTAGACTTGCCCTTGAACTGCGGAGCGTCTGACTTCTCGAAGTCCTTGATGATCTCGCCGACAGGCGTCTTCTTAGTAATTACTTCTTGAAGCTTCTTACCCTTCGTTGACTCCATGCAGCTAGCTTTACCGTGCACTTCACACATAGTACCAGCTTCAGTCATGTTGCACTTAGCAGCCTCATATACCTTCTCAGCCGCCTTGATATTCTTGTATCCGTGGCGAGGTTCTTTCTTTTCATCTTCGATAGCTGGCTTAATGTTAGTAGCTGCAAAGATGTCTTCTTTGTTACCAGATCTGCTAGCATGCTTCTCAGTGGCGTGCTTCTTAACGAAGTCCTGCGACGCTGGAGCCTTAGGCGCGTAGTCTACGCCCGGGTCAGTTCCAAGAGAACCAGGTACTACTTTAGATGACTTGACACCCTTGAGGATGTCCTCTAGCTTCTTTGCCATTATTCTTCCTCTACTTCTTCCTGATCATCTACCGAGACTAATCCCGAGAAAACGTTCTTAGATAACTGATCTCTGTGTGTGGATACTGCAGCTGCAACCTTAGTAGACATGATGTCGTTAAAAGCATTCTGAAAGTCAATAGGCTTCTGTTCGCTTGCAAAGTTTATAAGATCGCTCATGGTGTCACTCATTTGATTCTCCACTATTTATTCCTAGCTAATATTTGAACTGCAGACTTGAATCTCGCCTCGTCCTGCATCGAGCGGTTGCCCTTCTTAGGCTTCAATAGGTTATAGTCAGTCTGCGCCTGTCTTAATTTCTGTGCTCGAGCGTCAGTCTCAGGAGTAGCGGCGACGTCCTCATCACCTGCTAGAGGTTGTACTCCTTGAGCTGCAGCCTGCTGATCCATCTGCTGCTGCTGAGCTAGTGCCTGATTCCACCTTGGATTCTGCATCTCGACGTTTATCTCGGCGTCCATGTCCTCGATGTCTTCGTCTGTCTGCTGCAGGATATTCTTTCTGAGCCACTCATTTGAATAGTACATACCGACGTACGGCTGAGCAGCCTGAGCAAGATTGATTCTGTTCTGGATGATCTCAGCGTCTTTAAGCTCGCTGAAGTAGTTGTCCTTACTGAAGTCGTACTTGATGTCCTGCTGGATATTGTTCCAGTCCTCGATAGACATGATCTGCTTGAGTACAACCTGCTTCTCGAGCAGTCGAGTAAACAGCACCGAAAACTTACCGCGAAGGCGAGAGATGAACCTAGCAAACTTAAGCTCGTCGCGGCTTACTTCCGTAGCCCTTCCGAGTGAGAAGAGTGCGTCGCTGTTGAGGCGGTTGACCGGAACGTTTAGAGTCTGAAAGAACTTCTTCTGGAAGTATAGTACGTCGTCCATCTGACCCAATGTCTGGCCGCCGGGAAGAGTGGTAACCTCAGTACCCTTACCACCTTCGCGGCGTGGTAGCCAGTAGTCCTCAAGCATCGTCATGAACTTACGGTCGTCCCTGATCTCACCGCTGTTTGCGTCGTATATCAGGCGATTCTTATGCTTTACCATGATGTCGCGCAGGTACTGCTCGGCCTTCATCTTTGGAAGATTACCGACGTCGATGTACCAAACCCTGCGCTCAGGGGCACGAGCTAGACGATAGATGACTAGTGAGTCTTCTAGAGTCCTGAGCTGGTTGAGCGCTTTGATGGCTTTGTGTAGGTATGAGAGCACCATCGTGCCCTGTGTATCTGTGAGTCCGGAAGTAACGTGAATGATCGAGTCTTTAGCGATCTTTAGTCCGGAAGTAGATGGACCAACTGTCTTGTTACCGTAGTTGAAACCCTTGTCATTAAACATGAAGTATTCGTTTTGAATCTTAGTAATGACTGCCTCGTTGTGGTCGCCGCCCTTGACTTTTTTCTTAGCGACTTCTCTTACTTTTCTAATCTTACGAGGATCGATGTATCTTATTTCTTTTATGCCGGCCGTGGTGTCTTCACTGTCGATGATTACGTGGTAGTATAGTCGGCCATCGATGTACCACCTTCTGAATATCTCATAGGCGTGCTTCTGAAAGTCTAAGATGTTGATACAGTTCTCAAACTCTTTTCTAATGGCTTTCTTGAGATTTTCTGATACGTTTATGTTATCGAGATTTATCGAGACTATGGTCTTCTCGTCGATACTCATAGTCTCGTTGACTATCTCGTCGACCGCGGAGTCGCACTCCGGCTGCAGAGCCATCTCTCTATACTTAGTTACGAGTTCGGCTTCCGTCCTTACTGTACCGTCGAGGTCTACGTACGTGCCGTACGAGCCTCCCGCTGCGATTACTACTGCGCCGTCTTCTGACTCTTTAGGAGCAAAAGATACTGCGGTATCTACCGGTAGCTTTCTCTTAAACTCGAACCCGAAAAGTTCCATCTATTCTTCCTTCAAAAAAAGAGCGGGGCTAAGACCATTCGCTTAGCCCCTCCCTATCAATAACATAGTTGAGGCTATAAGATATATATCAGGTTGAAACAGGAACTACTGCATCACTGAAGTAGGCGTTCTTGAGCTCAAGCTCAGGGGCCGGTAGCCAGTAATCGTAGGTAAATGTAACACCGAATGATTCTATCTGGTTAGCACTCTCCCAAGAAAGGCCGATAGCATCGACGTTAGTTGGGAATGCACCGATTAGATTATAGCCTCTAATTGCCTTACCGTCCTTTGAATACTGAATGACGGTTAGGTCTGACTTATATGAGTTCTCATTAAGTGCATAGAGAGGATCGCGGATGTTAGCCTCGAGTCTGTTCATGGAGTTTGACCACTTCTCAAACATCGAGCGGACTAGGAAGTCTTCGTCGTTTAGTACGTTGACTGTCCAGTCCTGGAAAGTCCTGTCTCCCGATACCTTAATCTGACGGCCGAAGTAGGAGACTGGGATGTCTCCTATCGTGGCAGCCGGTAGTGCAGCAGCGCGACAAGTAAACCTAAACTTGTCAGCCGAAAGGGTGTCGGCATTCACAGATGTTGGTACTGTGAGGTATACTTCGAAGAGTGAAGGACGTGCTCCACCCTGCGTCAGACCCCTAGTCTTAAAGGTACTGATATTGAAACCTGAAGCCATTCTGGTAACTCCTTACTTGTTCTTTGTTTTATTTATCCACCGAACTTACCGACTACTTCAGAGAACTGAACTCCAGTCCTTACGGCGACGAAGTTTAGCTGGATGAAGTTAATAGAACGAGCAGGCTTGACGTAGATATCGCCGATGAACTTACCTTGGTCAACGACTTCAGGTGTATTGTTCGTGGCGTCGCAGACTACTAGGAAGTCAGTGATACCCCTTCTACCCTGAATGTCCCTGAGGTATGGGTTAATCATGGCCTTGAACTGAGCCCTCGTAAACTCATCGTTGAACTCGAAGAGCATCTGCTTAGCTGATCTAGAGATAGCCTTCTCGAGAACGATGAAGAGACGACGGACGTTGATGTGATCGAATGCAGATGGGAACAGCTGGTGAGTCTTGTCTCCATAGAGCATAGGACCGAACCCAGGCAACGTGACTACTGGATTAACTGAGTTTGGATAGAGTAGGTCGCGATCAGTCTGTGTTGGGTTCCAACGCAGCTTAACGACGTTCTTTATCTTACCGCGGTTGTATCCAGCAGGAGACCACCATGGATCCCTAGTGCTGTCTGTCCTGACGCAGAGACCGGCGATGTCACCGTTTAGAGGTACGTAGCGATACTTGTCATTGTACTTATCGTACATGTACTTATAGCCGCTGTCGACTACTGCGTATGAGCTGCTTACTACA